CCACTAACAGCAGTCCAAGAACTAGATCCTATCTGTACTGGAGAGGATTTATCTACAGTAGTGCCGTCACCTAGTTGACCATTAGCACCTCGTCCCCAAGTAAATAAACGACCATCAGAACGTATTGCTAATGTGTGAATACTTCCACAACCAACAGCAGTCCACGAACTAGTTCCTATCTGTACTGGAGAGGATTTGTTTACAGTAGTGCCGTCACCTAGTTGACCGTAATTATTACGCCCCCAGGTAAACAAACTACCGCCAGAACGTATGGCTACTGTGTGGTTAATACTACAACTAACAGCAGTCCAAGAACTAGATCCTATCTGTACTGGAGATGGTTTATTTAAAGTAGTGCCGTCACCTAGTTGACCATTAGCACCTCGTCCCCAAGTAAATAAACGACCATCAGAACGTATTGCTGCTGTGTGAGATCCACCACAACTAACAGCAGTCCAAGTGCTAGTTCCTATTTGTACTGGAGATGATTTATTTGCATAAGTACCATCACCCAATGCACCGTAATTTCCACGCCCCCACATAAATAAACGACCATCAGAACGTATAGCTCCCACTTGATAAGATTTACAATCAACAGCTGTCCAAGTACTAGATCCTATCTGTACTGGAGAGGATTTATCTACAGTAGTGCCGTCACCTAGTTGACCCAAACTATTACGTCCCCAAGTAAATAAACGACCATCAGAACGTATTGCTGCTGCATGGTTGAAACCAGCACTAATAGCAGTCCAATTTAAAGGAATTTGAGCTACTGCTACTGGAGAAGATTTGGATACTGTAGTACCATCTCCTAATACACCTATACCGTTCCATCCCCAACCAAGTAAGGCCCCTGTTGTTTGTATTGCAAGTGTTTCATTGAGGCCACTACTAACAGCAGTCCAACTGCTAGTTCCTATTTGCACTGGAGATGATTTACTTACAGAAGTACCATCTCCTAGCTTACCACCATTTTCTCCCCAAGTAAATAGACTACCATCAGAACGTATTGCTGCTGTATGTCGATGACCACCACTAACAGCAGTCCAATTACTAGACCCTATCTGCACTGGAGAAGATTTATTTACTCTAGTGCCATCTCCCAATTGACCAAAATAGTTCCATCCCCAAGTAAATAAATTGCCGCCTGTACGTATTGCTGCCATATGATACGATCCACAACTAACAGCAGTCCAAGTACTATATCCTATCTGTACCGGAGATGAACTAGAAAAAGTAGTACCGTTTCCTAATGCACCCTCACCGGAACCCCCCCAAGTAAATAGACTACCACCAAAACGTATTGCTGCTATGATGTTATTACCACAACTAACAGCAGTCCAAGAACTAGATCCTATCTGTACCGGAGAAGATTTGGATACTGTAGTACCATCTCCTAATTGACCGTTATTTCCAAGCCCCCACATAAATAAACTACCACCAGTGCGTATGGCTGCTGTGTTATAACGACCACCACTAACAGCAGTCCAAGAACTAGATCCTATCTGCACTGGAGAGGATTTATCTACAGTAGTGCCGTCACCTAGTTGACCATAATTGTTCCGTCCCCAAGTAAATAAACTACCATCAGAACGTATTGCTAATGTGTGTTTACTCGCAAGACTAACAGCAGTCCAAGTGCTAGTTCCTATTTGTACTGGAGATGATTTATTTACTCTAGTACCATCTCCTAATTGACCATGACTATTACCTCCCCAAGTAAATAAAAGACCATCAGAACGAATTGCTACTGTGTGGGAACCACAACTAACAGCAGTCCATGAAGCCTCAGCTGGAACATTTAATGCTTCAGGTAAAGGTGCCCCTATTTGACCAGAACTATTATTTCCCCATGCATAAAGAAAACCATTGATTCTAGGTGTAGTAGATGCCCTGCCTAATAAAGTTTTTCTTGCAACAAATCCCATATTTAATTTGGCTTAATTGGAAAAATAATTTCTTGTGGATTAGTATGACTTTGAGGCAAATTTCTCAAAGCTTGTCTATATTCAGACCAACTTTGTTGTTGTTCTACAGACATACTATTCCACCTGTCAACTAAAACATATATATCAGATTCTTTTAATAAATTATTTCTTTGTGTGCGGATTTCATTCCATCTATTTTGTAAATTGAATTGTTCTTGTTCTTGTATTTCTTCAGGTGTTTTATCTCTAGTAATAACTGTCTCTACAACTTTGTCTTCCAAGATTTCTCTCGTTGAACTGACAAAAACTTCTTTGTTTTCAGAAACTTGTACATATGGCAACCACCCATATTGTTTTAAATCTTGGTCATCCAGTAAATCAAAATTAGAAACATTTTGCCAATTTACCGGAAGCGGTTGTGCTCCAGTTGCTGTTTCTCCATCTTCTGTGTAACAATATAATTTCATATTTTATGAGTTTTGACCGCTTATAAATCCGAAGTAATTAGTCCCACCATCATGAGTTACAAATGTAAAAGTATCTACTTTACCATTTGTAGAAGTTAATGTTGGTGCTATACCTCCAGTCCATTTCACTGTCACTGGCCATACAACAGTTCTTGGTGTTCCATCGGCTGTAAATTGTAACACAAATGAATATACTCTGGGATTAGCAGGTGGAGAGACAAATGTCATTGTTGTAATATTATTATTTAAAGATACAGTAAAAAAGGTTGCTGTATTTAAAGGAAGTGTTAGAGTGTTTGATATAATTAATATGTTTGTTTTACTTTCTCCAATCGATCCATTAATATCTAAAGTAGCAACAGGATTGTTAGTGGCAATTCCTATGTTGCCCCCATTTGGATTTATGCAAACATTTGCTGGTAAAACCGGATTATTGTCCCACATAGCTTCGATAATACCGAAGCTATTATCTGCACTATTCATTCGTATTCTGATAAAGTCATTATTATCAACTGAGGATGATGCGCGTAGCGATCCGCTTGTAGTTACATCTTGTGAACCAAAACTCGGTGTAATCTTCGTTCCAGCAATAGCTGCGGAATCGTTGATATCGGCATTGACAATTGTACCATTGAGAATTTTTGAACTGGTTACTGAATTGTCTGCAAGTTTTAGATTGGTTATTGCATTGTCAGCTACGTCACTGGCTGTGCCTGTCAAATTTCCTGTAACGTTACCCGTCAGAGGGCCGCTAAATCCCACGGCAGTAACCGTGCCATTGACATCAAGAATTGTCGAAGGGTTGGATTTACCGATCCCAAAATTGCCCGAACTAGTTATAATAGCTCTTTGTAAATTATTTGTTTGAAATATTAAACTGTTTGAATTTGTTGTACCAAGAGATACATCTCCGTTAAATGTATTACCCCCTTGTAATAAAAAGTTGCCACTTGCTGTTGTTAAAAATGTACTTCTGTTGAAAGATGTGTTCCAATCACTACTTGCTGCTGCCAAGATTGTACTTCTGTTGAAAGATGTGTTCCAATCACTACTTGCTGCTGCCAAGATTGTACTTCTGTTGAAAGATGTGTTCCAATCACTACTTGCTGTTGTTAAAAATGTACTTCTGTTGAAAGATATGTTCCAATCGGTTGAACTACTTGTCGAATCGTAAATTATTCCATTTGCACTAACATTTCCAAAAACTGTTAATCTTTCATTTGGTGTTGTTGTAGATATACCCACATTTCCACCAGATTTAATAACAACTGTATTTGAATTATTATTTTTAAAGAAAATGTCGTTTCCTATGTCTAAAGTATAATCAATATTTGTGGATGTGCCAATTCTGTTTGATATGCCATATGCGCCAATACCGGATGCATAATTGTTTGAATTATTATTAATTCTAATTGGATAATCGTTAATATTATTAGAATTACTTAAAATAGTTATTTTATTTGTTGGTGAAGCAGTGCTCACACCAATATTTCCGTCAGCATCAATGACAAATGGTGTTGTGTCTGATACAACATCTTCTACCAATAAAGCATATCCCGTTCCTAATTGTGTAATTCTTAATCCTTCACCAGCACCAGCTTGTGTAATAAGAACTGTGGGGTTTGAAGAATTGTCCGTCACATGGAGTCTGCTGGTTGGAGTTAATTGGTTGATACCGATATTTCCACCGCTCAACACCGTCATTCTTGTTATATTGTTGGTTTCAAGAGAAAGATTTGTATTGTTGTTTGTTCCTACTGTAACCGCACCCGTATTTCCACCATTAAATATCCAAATAGAACTATTTGAATTTACAGTTGTTGCCACTTCACTTAAATTAATACGATTAGTATTAACATAAGAATTGACGCTATTAATTGTTGAACTTGTATTGTTTACATAAGTTGTTGAATGTGCTGTATTTGCTGTTAATGGGTTCCAATAGCTATAAATGCTCTCCCATCTTGCAGATAAAGCGCACACGTTGTTAAAGTTAGAAACCCAGTTACGACTATCTCCACCCGCGCCACCTGGAACTAAAAAGTAACCGGAAAGAAACATATTTCTTCCAACTAAAACGTCTTGATTAACAGTTAATGATGTTCCAATGTTTCCATCTAATGAAACTGTTAATTGACTTGCCGTGGTTGGAAGAGTTTGAGTTTCCAGAACGGTAAATTTTTGTGCCGTTAAAGCACCAACCACAATTAAATTTGCACATAAGGTTACGTTTCCAGTTACGGCTCCCCCAGAAATAGGTAAAAACCCATTGGCATATGCATATGTTGCAAATAAACCACTATTAGCATTATAATGACTATAATTGCTAACAATATTTCTATTATTTTGATTTATAAAATTTCTTGCAGAAAGTTCAAAGGCACTTGTAGCATTCCATGTTGAAAATGTCGAATTCCAGTTTGCAGAATTTGCATTAACATGAGATACGACTTGTGCTGTATTTGCTGTTAATGGGTTCCAATAGCTATAAATGCTCTCCCATCTTGCAGATAAAGCGCACACGTTGTTAAAGTTAGAAACCCAGTTACGACTATCTCCACCCGCGCCACCCGGTATAGTCATTACACCTGATAAATGTAAATTATTAGTTCCTATAATATTACCGTTTGTGGAAAGATTACCTAATAAGGTTAATCTTTCCATTGGATTATTAACATTAATACCGAGAGAGTTTAAAAGATGTATATTGGTTGCACTTAAATTTGAATTTGAACTTAAATTACCATTGATCGTCAGGTCAATTAGAGGATTTGAAGTTTTAATTCCAATATTTCCTATATTATTAATAACAAATGGTGTTGTGTCATTGATTTCATCAAAAACTTCTACTGCATTACCAGTTCCGTTTTGAACAATATACAAACCATCAGAATTTGTATTTGCAGAAATAGTTATTGAATCTGTAACAAATACATTTCTGGCACTTAAATTTGAATTGGAACTTAAATTACCATTAATTGTTAGATCAACCAGAGGGTTTGTGGTTTTAATTCCAACATTTCCTAAACTGTTGATTACAAATGGTGTTGTGTCATTGATTTCATCAAAAACTTCTACTGCATTACCAGTTCCGTTTTGAACAACATATAGGCCACTAGAATTTGTGTTAGCTGAAACTATAACCGAATTGGTTACGTGTACATTTCTGGCACTTAAATTTGAATTTGAACTTAAATTACCATTGATCGTCAGGTCAATTAGAGGATTTGACGTTTTAATTCCAACATTTCCTAAACTGTTGATTACAAATGGTGTTGTGTCATTGATTTCATCAAAAACTTCTACTGCATTACCAGTTCCGTTTTGAACAATATACAAACCATCAGAATTTGTATTTGCAGAAATAGTTATTGAATCTGTAACAAATATCTGTTTAGCACTTAAAACATTAGATGTTGAAAGATTATTAATATATGTAATAGCATTTTGATCAATATAATATGCAGTTAAAACCCTTGAATGATTTGAACTTGATGTGTGAGCCGTGAATACAAAATTATTTGATGACTCGTTATAATAAAAAGTATATCCTGTTAAACTAGTTAATTCTGTAGTATTTGTTAAAGTGTCAAATTCACCAATAAAAAATTCAGGATTTAAATTGTCATTTGGTTGTTGGTTGTATAATCTTATAAAACGCGAAGAAAGATCTATTGTGAGGAGATTAGTTGATGCTTGATTTACCCAAGTAGCATAATCTTGTTTTTTGGTATAAAGAATGATGTCTTTTGTTTGGAGTTTTCTTGTAACTCCTTGTTGTTGCATTGGGAGAATTTCTTCACCATCCAAAAAAATTCCTAATGGCAATTGTGTTATTAATTTTGTTCTAATCTCTGCCATGATCTTTTAATATTTATTGTGTTTGTAAGATAAACCAACCAATCGTACTTCTATCATTTGCATGTGTAGATGATATTGTAAAGCTAACTGATGGTATTCTTGTTCTGATAAATGGTGTTCCAATATTTACAGATGAAGTTTGTGGGGTTAACAGAACAATCGAACTAGCTTGAATTGCTGTTGTGGTTACCAAAGCGGAAGAACCTGCTACAAGGGTAGTAAATCCCACTGTTCTATAACCCCTCGAAATATTAAATCCGCTAACAGTCAAACCTCCACTTGAACTCAAATTACCATTAACACAGAAAATACCTTGAAAAGGAGCATCTGGACTTGCTATAGGGTCATGTCCTGCGTCTGGATTATAAGGATCTGTGTTTGTGTGATGATTTTTTCTATGAAATTTAGAATGAAACCTATTCATTTGTTGTTAAATATTTATCTATAAGTTTTATTAATCAAAGCTATTTATTCTTGATATAAAGGATTTGCTATTTGATTAAAATCCTTGCAACAAGAAGCTGATGCTTCTCCCCATATAGTTGTTGGTGCATATTTAACAGGAAAATCTTTTTCTAGTTCGATGTATGTAATTGGGTTAATATTGCAAATTCGAATAACGGGTAAACTTAAATTGTAACAAGACATTGCTCTCCACGACCAACAGAAAGGAGAAAAACATCCTTTATTAAGTCCCGATTGAATTCGAATATCTGAAACTGTGAGATATTCTCTTAAAATATCCAAAGATTCGTATATTTTTTTGAATTCTCTATTTAATACAGGTGGAACGTGAAGTTCATTTACCCCCACTCCAATATTTTCATTTTCGATATCATTAGAAAAACTAGGAAGTTCGTCAGTAGAAATTGGAACTAATGTAAAATAAGAAACGGTTCCTGATGGAAGTTGTTCAGTTGCAACGACAAATTTAGAATTAAAAATATTTCTAAAGTTTTTAATGTTTTGCACTAAACGAATCATGCAGCGATTATAATTTGTATCATCTGCAAATTCATTTCTATTTAAAAGAAGCTGATCTAGTGACCAATAGCGTTGTTCTAATCCATCACCGATTCTATATAGTTGAATTAAATCCTGTATTTTTAAAATACATCTATCAGAACATATCAACATAGAGTGGAATTGTGATTGTTTGATATAGTTATAATTTAATTCACTACTGTTTGGTATGTCAACATCTCCGATAAAAGTTCCACTTATAGTATATTTGTATATATTTTTTCTTGTTAAAACATAGAAAAATTCTCCTGCTTCATCAAAACTAATTTCCATTAATTCTTGTGAATCAAAAGTTTCTGGTAAATCTATAATTTGAAACGGTACAGTATTAAACTGATCAAAAATAAATACTCTTCTTTGGTTTGTCAAAACATATAAAAATGATATTTCAATGTTTGGGTGGACTGCTAAAGCTTCGGGTTGTTCGTTATCAAAAGCATCGTCAAAATATGTAAAAGTCCAATTTAAGTCAGAAGTAAATTGTTTTACGCATTGATTATTATAATCAAGAACATAAACAAAATCATTAGCATAAATTATTTTTGAAGGTGCATTAAATTTATTAGGTTCCTCTCTTTTTCCAAAGTTTCCAACAACTAATTGAACATTAATTTGTGGAACAAAAGAAAAATCTAAATTAAATTTATAGATTCTATTTCTAACATTATCCGCAACATAAACATAAGAAGAGTTGTCTGAATCTGTAAAAGAATCAATACTAACTGGACTTGGAATTAGTGGACGTATATCTTCAATATTTTCAAAAAATCTTTCTTGCGGAATTTTTCCAGAAGAAAAAGCTCTAAATTCTGTTCCATCAATAACTAATAAGTGGTCTTTTGTTTCCGAAACACAAATAATATTTGAAAAGAATTTTTTGTTGTATTCAACATTATTTAAATTTTCATTAAAAGTAACTCTAAGTGATGCCAAATATGGTTTATCCCATTCGAAAAATCCATAATCTTTTGTGTTCCACTGAATACCTCTTGCAGTATTGTTTTCTTCGGTTCCTAACCAACCATAAAATAAGGTTGGAGAATTTGTATTAATTGTTTGTGAATTGAATTTTAAATATTCAAAGTTATTATACAATCTTGTTATACTGGTATTAAATATATCAACATCCCCAAACTCATTAGGTTGAATGTCTATTTGATCTAATGTATATGTATTTTCTAATTCATCACCAAAATTTAAAACTGTTTCATTTAAAAATCTTATTTTTTGTTGATCGTAGTTTGGCCATTCTGTATAAATTGTAATTGGAGATTCTAAGTTAAACTTTTTAATTTCTCCCGTATTATAAATTACATCAAATGAAAGATTATAGATGCCTGGTTCTTTATAACTGTGTCTTACCGTATCGTTGATGTCAGAATATTCAATATTTGATCCAATTTCATTCGGTTGATCAAATTCAGAAGTTGAAAGATCTCCAAAATTTGTACGATAAGATGTAATATAAAGATTTTGATTATTTTCAGGTGTTTCAAATTGAATAAAAATTTCTTGTCCTGTTAAAGCAAAATATGTCGAAACATAAACTTCTGGTATAACGCTTGTACTATATGCAACTAATGTTAGTGGATTAGCAGTTACTGGTTGGTTTATAACTTTCCACAATTGTCTCTCTTCAATATATGCTTCTGGTAAAGTGTAAGGAAACGGATAGGTTAATTTATAGTTATATAAAGCATATATATCGGGACCTTCCAATGCTCTATACCAAATACCCATTTCGTCTATTTCTACAGAACGATTTTGGCCATTAATTCTAAATGGGTAATTGTTAGAAATTGACATATAATCTAACAAAGCATCAGATAAAAATAATTCATCTACAACCTTAACACTATTGATCCAAACGCTCAACAATTTATTTTTGGCCGAAAAAACAATATGATTCCATTTATAAGGTTCTGGATAAGGTCCGTTATAAATTGCTGCTTGCTCATAAAGAGGATAATTTTCATAAATCATCATTGGAGATGTTGTAATCATAATTCCACTTAATGGATTAATACTATTTCCTTCCGAAGATTTTGTAATAAAATTATCTACTCTTTCTACTTCTGATTCGGGAACATTTAATTTTTGCCAATATGAAATTGACCAATCTCCTTCAAAATTTATTCCTGTTGTTTGTAAAAACACACCAGTAACAGAAGCTGAAAGAGATCGAGATCCAATAAAACCAATACTAGTTAGTGGTAGTGAGCTTATAGATGGGATAGACGACAACATTAGATTGTAGCCATTTCCAGTTGAATCAATTCGATTACCGCTTACTTCATTAAAATTCCAATATGCTATGCAATTTGCGGTTAATGGTGTTACTGGATACAAATCAAATGTAGATGGTGGTATCCATACTGGCATGTTTCCCGATGCAGATAAATTTAAACTATTATATTTGTATTTGCTAATATTAAGAGGTTGTGCAGGATCTCCAACAGCCAAAATAAATAATTGATATCTTCCTTGTAGGGCTGGAATAAATTGATTTACTTTCCATGTTGGAGAAGAAAGAGTATAAACTATTACATTGCCTGATAAAATTTCTTGAAGATTTTGTGTTGGAAATCCAGAAAGAGGTTTTCCCCCCTCTCCAGTAAAAAATTGATCAACCGTAATAATTCTATTTTCATCAATATCAATTGATGTGATGGTTGAACTAAACGTCAAATAAAGTGTATCGTATTGTTTTAATTTTGGAGATTGTGTAAATTTTGCTGAAACTGGTACTGTAGAACTAAAGGGAATAGTAAAAGCAAAATTATTAAATGGTAAAGTTACAATACTACTTCCTGATAATGTTTGGTATGTAAAACCATTATATTCTGGATATTTTTCACCAAAACTTGCTAAAGTTATTCTTAATCCCGTATTTTGGAAAAATTCGGTTCTAAACGGTATTTCTACATATTCAAATTTTGATGTAATAGTATCGACGTATGTTAAATCATTACCAGAATAAACTTTATAACTATCAAAATAAACTTTATTGGCAGATATGTAAAACCCATGAGTTTCAGAAATAGTATTTGCATAGGCTGTCGGATTCGCAGCTAATGTATAATCATTGTCTTGTAAGAGTTTCACATATCTACCACTAAGACCCCACATAAAAGGAGGATAGATTGTAAATTTTAAAGGATCAAAAAATATAGCAGAAGGTTCTGTATAAATGGTGATTTTAGTTTGTGTATCAAATCTTTCTGTCCAATTTGGTATTAATGCTTTTATAGCTGATAATGTTATGGTAGTTACTTTAATGTTTGGATTTGATATTCTATATCTAAAAGCCGAAATATCTGAAAATTTTGTGGATGATAAAGCGGATAACGTCCCATTATCACTCGAAGCTAACCAAGCAAAACTTTGAGCACTTAAAGTTGGTAAAATATCAGTATTGGCAAAAAATACAAAATTGTTATTATCACTATCTGGTCTTGTAATAACATATTGATTATTTCTTGTATCTGATACAGTAACATTAGGAAATCCGTTATAAGTTGTTCTAAAATCAGTATTAAAAACACTTTTTGCTGGATATGCATCTAATGTTAAAGAAAACTGTCCCGATACAGGCGGCACAGAAATATTAGAAAACAAATAAAATGTTATTTCGTGAGAAAAAGGAGTAGATGGGTCCGAAATAAGATCCATGTCATACTTGTTTTTAACTTCAACATAAATGGAACTTAAAACTGTTGCTAGTCCCGATTGACCATATTGATATTGTGCGGTTAAATTTTTATCATAAACATTTACTGGAATAAATCTATCATCAAAATCTTCATCATGCTTCCAAGTCCAATACATGTAAACATCTTCATCATTAAATGTTTTTGGAATATCAAATTTTTGACCTTCATATTCCAAAAAAGCTGTCAATCTAAATTGTTTAGTATCGAAATTATTAAAAACTGGATTCAACAATCCAATTTGAAATTTTTTATTTTTGTATATGTTAAAAAGTGATTGGTTTGTTTGGATACTATCAAATAATCCCCAAAATTGTGAAGAAAACGTAATCGTTGTAGTGTCCTTTGCATAACCAGATACACGTACAGTGTAGGTATTAAAATCAAACGATACAGGTTGGTTCGGTGTTATTTTTTGAAGAAATTTTCCATCAGAGTCAATAGCATTAATTGATACTAAATTTGAAGATGGGCTAACATTCCAGCTTATAACTGTATTTGTTAAATCTCTAAAAGGAAATTCATTCATGGATGTTATTGATTTTACTGTCAAATCAATTTGATTTTCTTTTTCATCCAATACTGTTAAAAATAAATCAGTATCTATGGTTTGTATAGATCCTTTAGCGAAATCTTTCTTGATATTATATTTTGAATCAATGTTTGTACCAATTGATGTGCTTAAACATGGATTTAATACAAAATCCATTTCTCCATATTGTTTATTATAATAAATTTTGAAAAATTGCGCGGATGCTGCATTTATCCAAGGTGTAGAGTTTAAATTATAATCAAAAAAGTTAACATTATCTGGACTATATTGTGCAGTTATTGAAGATAAAACAACTCTAAATAAAGAAATATCTCTTGAGGCAAAATTGACATTTATAGGAGTAAATTTAATTGAATCTTTTGTAGCATAGGATGTTAAATCCAAAACCAGTGTATTAAAATCTGTCGTTAATACATTTTTAAAAACACAATTTAAATCATCTTCTGAAATAATCTGACTTGATAAATAAAAATTTAAATAAGACGTATCACTGTTTTTATTAAAGCCTAAAGAATTTGCATCAAAATATGTTTTATATGAATAATAATGTGGTGGATATTTTAAATTCCAAACAGCGGTATCAAAATTTTGCACGTTAGAAGCAATTTTAAAACCACTTAAAGATTGAACATTTTGAAATTCTGTCCCTACTTTAAATGAAAAAATATTAGAATGTACCGATGTGTTTAAAATTCTACCGTAATCAGCAGCATATCGAATACCCAAATTTGTATTTGTTACAGCCGAAACCAATGGAATTGAATTACCTATATTATTTCTATATTTGTATATAAAAGTTTTTAAATTAGAATTAGAAACATTTAATTCACACCTTAATATACAATTAGAAATATTATCAAGAGAAAGCTCATTTAAAGAGCTTTGCACTAATTGAAATGTTTCTATTGAAGAAATTCTAGGATCATAACGAGAAATGTAAGCAGAAGTAAAACCGTTGACATATCGATAATTTTCTGGATTTTCTTGAGCTATTCCAGCATATTGTTGTTCTTCTGGAAACCCTGCTTGAAAAGTAAATGGAGGATATATAACATCAAAATTAAAAGATGTATAATCTGGTCTTATGTTTACTGGATTGTTTAAAAGCATTGCATTCCTATCAAAATTATAAATTTGAGAAGAATATATTTGTGGAAGTTGTCTATCAGCATAAAATTCAAACCCACTTATGCTGTAATTTAAATTAATATTGGTTGGTAAATTTCTATATTTTGGTTTATAATTTAAGTGGTTGATATAAGCATCGACATCACCAGTGGTTGTTAAATAATAAAATGATTGAGCACTTAATAATACGGCTGATGTTACAAATTCAAAACTATTATCATTAATTTTTTTAGCACTAATTGGCCTTAGATATAAAGAAAAAGGGTATAATATATAAGAATGAAATTCTGTAAAACCTTCTGGGTTATCTAAATCAATTTGAAAATAATTAAATGTAGGACCAGCATCTATCAATCTTAATGCAGATGGAGAAAACGTGAAAAAAGTATTATTAAAAACTGACATTTGATAATAATCTTCTTCTAACTGATTATTTTCTAAAGGATTGTTTTTGGGACCTAGTGCCGTGACAGTGTTCTTGTAACTAAAAACATTTGTTAATAATCTAGAGTCAACGCTTTTAATTGGCGTGTTAAAATATTTAAAATTATTTTGAAAAATGACATACCCAAAATCTGGGCTAATAGCATCATAGTTTGGAACAATTTGATATGTTTCATTAGGCCAATTGCCTGTATGGGTTATGCTAAATGAGTCAGCCATGTTTATCTTATATATTTAGATTAAAAAACCTAGTTTCAAGAAGACTCTAACAATTTTAATCCTTTGTATAATTCATAAGCAAACGATGTCTCCATCGCTTTTTCATCGCCAAACCAAAATTCACTAGAAGAATTATAATATTGTAAAGTGGTGTTTGGATTATCCCAATCAATAACACCCTCGACTTGTTCATTCGATGTTGTAGGGATATATTCGTAAAATTCATAATAAGAACCCCAATCTTCTCCTAATTTTAAGAAATCGGCTAATATGTTAATATCATAAAAAGAATTTCCGTTGATATTTCCAGTTTGTATGAGGTTATATTTTTGAAGAGATTTTGTTTTTAATAAAACTGGAGTTCCAGCATAAATTGAACCGTTGATATCAATTTTATTTCCTCTATTTAAAATTCCATAGTTACCACCATCAGAAAAGTTATAAGCACTTTTATCTTTATCTCCCCAAAGAATTGATTTATTAATACTAAAGATATCCATCAATCTTTTAATAAAAAATGGATAATTCAAACGAAAGTCATCAGAATCTAAATCAACGGATGCTGCCAAGTTATATAATGCGTTTATATCACACTCATCAATATCTGCTTGGTTTTTAATAAAATTGGCTACTTTTTCATAAGAAAGTACACCCAAATCATCGTGTAAATCTTTTCCAAAAATTGCTTTTAAAAATTTATTATATAAAAATTGACTATTTTTCAAACTTTCAACAAATGTTACGGATCTCATTTGTTCAGAAAAATCGTGATCTTCATTTCTTTTAAAGATTTCATACGGATTTTTATCATAAAAGTCTAAATGTCGAGAAACCCCAGAGATGGTTTTATTTAAAGTTGATATATTTCGATATTTGTTTGACCATTTCCAACTTGTCCAATCTCCTGTTGCCATTATTGAGTTTACCCAAGGATGATATTCTACTTTTGTAGGAGGACTAATGCTAACAATTGGTTGTAAAATTTGTGTAATGTCTCTTATTGTTATTTCATTTTTATCATCAGGATAAAAATTAAATCCTTTGGGGTTTACATAAAAAGTATCTTCAATGTTTTTATTAATGGTATTAAAAACAACAACTTTATTTTCAAAAGAATTTAAAATATAAAGATATTTGTTTCCATTAAAAGCTATTCCCTTTAGTGCGGTTTCATCTATATTTCCTATAACTTCAAATGTTATAGCATTTTGTCCTTTGATTGTAGATAGTGTTTCTAGTTGTTGTGTGGGTTGCGATCCTAATTCTAACTGAGTTCCCCAAATATATAACCCATTCAAACTAAATGCTGACAATGCACTAGCAGCAGCAGGATCAAATAAACCAACATCAAAACCAGAAAATGCTGTATTACTTAATGGACTAAATTCGCTTGATGGTTTATTGTTATATACTGCACACAAAAATGGTGCAAATGAACTTGAAGTTCCGATATAATTGCTTGAAACACCATTATGAAGATTGATAGTAAATACGTTTTGTAGTTCTGTAGTTGTTCCTGTAATGTAACAACGATACCAATTACCCGAAAGATCAATCCCCGCAGTTCCTGATAAACTTGTTAAAGATGGAGATCCCGCAGATGGAACGTAGAAAATAGTTCTGGCATAATTTGAACTGTTAGGACTTGATAAACTTAATTGTATATATTGGCGTGTGTCGGGTTTGACATATACAGATGCAGTTTGTTGGCCAGAGATTTGAGCACCCGTACTATTAAAAATAAAATACTGAGAAAGATTATTTTTATCTTCTAAAATATATTCGGCTGTTGGTGTGTTGTTGGGAGCTATTCCAGCATTTTCTAAAGCTAATACATTATTTTTACTCCAATAGTTACTTGATAGTGTGTTACTCCAAAGCAAGTAATTGGTGGATGATGTTTGAAATATAAAATTTTTAGTATCAACCCAATCAGGAATATTTGCATAAATTCCTTCCATTGGTATCTTGTAAGAAGATACAACATTGTTAACAATTGATCCAATATATTGATAGCTGTGAGTAAACCAGATATTCTGATAATTATCTAAGGTCAAATGATTTATGAATTTAAAAGGTCCAAACGTACTTAATAAAACACCATTGGTGTTTCTTTTTTCCAAGTAACTTTTTTCTCTGTAAATTTGATTTGTTAAAGCGATCCAAACATTATTTTGATTATCACACAATATTTCTGTAGGAGAAGAATATAATGGATATTGTATTGTTGAAAGAGTTACTCCATTAGATGATATCTTGCACACATAGCTACTAAATGGATTTGAATATGTAACCCATGCATTATTATTCAAATCTGTATCTATTCCTGTTGGGTTAATAAAATTCTGAATTTGTGAACCGTTGTTTGCTGTTATGGGATAAAATTGACTATCAAAAAGATATTTGTTATTGTGTGAAGTTAAATGATAAAAACTAGTTAATGGAGAAACGCCAAATATTAATTTTCCTTGACTATCTAACTTTAAAGTTGATGTTGTGTCGTACAAAGTAACCCACAAATTTTGTTCTCTATCTAAAACACAAAAAGCAGGAGAAACAAATTTACTTGAAGCATTTCCTAAAATTGTTCTTAAATCTATAGAACACAATGTATTTCCATTTGAAGAAAATCTATACAGTTTATTTAAATCTGAATCGATTGCCCATGCATGATAACATGGAAGAGGTAGTGCTGCTATACAATTAATTCCGTGACTGCCTGTAATTGCCATTACGTCTGTTGTGTAGTCAGGATCGAAACAAATTGGTACTTCAAAACTTTTAACTATTGCTTTATTTTGATTTTTTGCTGCATTACTATTGAAAAACAATTTACCCGTGTGTGGATTTTTGATGTATTGGACCACGTTCATAGTACCTGCTGCTTGGTTTGGTATCCAAATTAAAGGATTAAAATAGTTACCAGAAAGTTCTGGAATATTAAAATTAATAGCTGCACTTAAGGTTTCGTTTAATGCAGTAGATTTTACTACCATCGTTCCTTTATAATATCCTGCTACTTTATATGTTGTATCATCCACATATTTAAATTCTAAAGGTTGTGGTGATATATATGAACTTAAATTTTGAAACCCAACGCTTAAAGGAATAGAACTAGTATTGTCAAAAGGAAGATATTCAGTAAAAAATGAATCAGGTTGCCACAATTTGACGCCATTTCCATCACTCAGTAAATCGGGATACTCCAAAGATTTAAAATTTGGATTTATAATCAATGGTATTTTTGAGTTCACCCAACGTGGGTTACTATGTTCTCTTATACCATTTTCTGTAATTCTTAACTGGTCTGGTGTTCTCCACAAAACAATATAAGGTAATATTACTTGAGCTAAACTATTGCTATAGCTTGGAATATTTGGGCTTAAATTTTTAGGATCACCAAAAGATTTAGTAGCACTAGTCGCCAAAGTTGCAATGATCGATGTGTGTGGTTGTCCCTTTATTGCTAAATCAAAATTATAGATATCATCTACAAAATAAAATTCGGCAGTTCCAGTTACTCCTGCAACAATTCCATTTGGATTTATTTTTCCATTTTCATCGACTTTTATAACGGTATCTTCAGTAATAATTTGTGAAATTTGTTTTCCGTTTTTATCAATAAATCTCCATTGGGGTCTTAAAAATGTCCATTTGTTTGTTGGGTCTTGTGGAGAATATGATCGAGAAAAATTTGCGTATAAATCTATAACATGCGGATCTAAATCGGGTGAAGTTATGTTTATTTTAAAAGGATATCTATTTAAATGTCCTGCAAAAGTTGGAGGTGGAACATAATCAAAGTAAATTGAATTATTAAGATATAGATCAACATTTATATTTTTTGTATAAACATCATAAGAGCTTATGCCATAATAAGCATTTAAAGTTACTTCAAATGAACTGGGAGTAACAAAAACATGCGTTGGATTTTTTTCTCTAGAACGAACACCGTCACCAAAATCCCAAAGATATTTTGTGTAGTTATATGCTGATAAACCATCAACATTAAAACTAAAATTAGTAATATCTACATATCCTTTATTTGGATATACTATAAATTTTTCTTCCTCCATATTTTATTAAAAATCAGCAACTTTGATTGTTCCCGTTGGTTCATTTATTTTTATTCTTGAAGAAACATTTTCAATATTGTTAAAAATTGGATATTGAAAAAATTCCAACTCTACGTTTTGAGTATAAACTTGTGAATCTGCTAATGGGTAATAATAATTCCAAAGTAATAGAGAAACTCCTTCTGTATAAGCATCTATATCGGCCCTATATGTCTGAACTCTATCTACGCTTTCAATATTAAGAATGCTTGTAGACAATTGATATATATCAATTAATTCTCCAAGTTTATTAGTTTTTCTATTAAAGGTTTGTTTAATTAAATTTTCAATATCAGAAAGAATTGCTGAATTGGCTCTTCTACTGTTTGGGGTTTTGGTAATAACCAAATAGTTTTCTGCTAAATCATTTGGACTAGGAGAAGTAAATGGACTGTTAACATAAAAATCTACATAGATATAAATAGGGTCCATTGGTACAATTTCTGATGTCAAAGTTTTGCTACTTTGTAAACCATTAATGATAACTTCTTTTTGAGATCGTGCTAAATAATTTTGAAGTTCACTTTTTGGAACTGTGTAAACATATAAATTATTAAAGTTACAACTATCAGCAAATTTAATTTGATTTATCAAAATTTTATCATCTTTTTGTGGTTGATTTAAACCAATATTATACAAATATTTGATATGAGTTCTTAAATAATCTTCATTATTTAAAACTTTAACATCAGCTAAAAGGCTTGAATAATTCGTTTTAATATAAGTTTCATAATCTAAAGATGTTACTAATCTATATTGTGATCTGAAATTTTTTGCTGCATTTGAACGAATAGAATCAACAGATTCTTCGTCGGTGTAAAAAGTTGAGGGATAGTCGTTATCTAAAGATAAATACTGTAAATTTTCTGAAGTTAGAACTTCTCCTAAAATATTATTTTTAATATTATTATATATTTGTTCAAATCTTATTGAATTGTATTGAACAATTTTAGATTTTCCAAAAGAATTAGGTCCAATATTTGAAGCTTCGGGATCAACATTTAAAAAATAAACAGCTACCTCATCACCTTCTTTTAATTTTTTACCATTAATATTATCTCCAAATTTTATTTCATATCTTTTATTTTCGTTTAATCTTATTTGATAAACGTTTTCATTAGATCCATATAAGAAAGTTTCAGGAACTCTTTCCCATTCTTGCCAGCGGTTATTATTTTTTTCTTTTACAAAAACATAAATGTTAAAATGATCAATATAAACAGATTCAAGAAAAGAAAGATACATGACTTCATTTTCAATTCCAATAGCCGTATAAGTCGGATACTCTTGAAATAATCCTTGATATAAAAGATATTTGTTAGAAACTTCATCAATTGATACGTTACCAACTGTTGGTTTATAAATTTGAATATCACGATTAAAAGAAAAATTTGTTCCTCCAACGCTTAAATAACTGAATCTTGGGATAACATAGTTTCCAATATTTAAATTTTCTCCAGCCGTTAATTTGAAAGGAACATTTTGTCCAATTCTACCTATAGGATTATAATTTAAAATTTTTACTAATCTATTAATATTTTCATATATTTGAGTTTCGGAATATAAAGTTTCAGAAGCAGTTTTATTTAAATAATAAAGCAGAGTACTAAAACTAAAACCTATTACATCCAAGAAAGCAGACATGTTCGATCCTTGATAATTTTGATCGGTAAAGATTTCACTTTGATTTAATCTGTTAACTATTAAATCTCTAATACTGGTTGCATCAAAACTGATATATGAGTTATTATTGTTTAAATAGTCGTTTGTCATTGTAATAATTATCTTATATTAAGATTTCTCCTCCTCTTTTGGCAATAATACTTAAAATACTTTCTTTTTTTATTTCTAAAAATCTATATTTTACATATGTTTCATATTGATTATCATCATGTTTAGGAACAATTGTAACTTTTGTTACTTCGATTCTAGGTTCATATGTCTCTAAAGTATTCAGTATATCGTCTGCAATTGCTCTGGCATATACTTCAGAAACTGGTTCAAAAAGATATTGTTCCAAAGAAGAACCAAAATCAGGATTTAAAAGTTTATCACCCTTTCTAATTGAAAAAATGTTTCTAATAGAATTTTTGATTGCTTCTTCATCGGTATCGACCATAATATCGTTAGAATTTGCTGGTGAATTTCCTAATCCTATGCTTTTACTAAATTGTAAGTCTAAATGTAAATCTGTATAAACCGAACCAACTACTTCTACTTTTTTAGACAATACTGTAGAAGGATTGTTTTGTTGTTTTGGTCTAATTAAGTTATTTAAATCTACTTTTGCCACGGCATAAATACTTATGTTCAAAATCTGTTAAATCTTTTATGGTTTTGGGCTTATTTTGAAGTAAATATTATAAACCATGTCAAAGTTCAATAAATTTAATACTCTGTTAGAAACTGCTTTTTCTCATTATTCAAATGGAGGGTTTCGTGAAGGTTCTCCTATAAAAGTAAAAAAAGAATTTTTAAAAAGTCCTTATTGTCAGCAACATTATGGAAGAGACTCAGATTTTATCAATTGGCTGACTGATTTAATCGAAAGAGACTATTTCTTCTTTATTAAAAGAGTTGCTGGTAGAAGTTCTGAACAAAATATAAAAGACGCTAATAGTAATGAAGGAACTGGTGATGTTTACTTGGTTCTTAAAATGGATCCAAGAACAGTTTCAACACCAACAGAATTGGCAGAGTTTACTGTGCCTGGTAACTGGGATTATGTAGAAGTTCTTAATTTTGGTGTAAACCTTCCACCAGTTCAAGGTGTTCCAAACAAATACGAAAAACCAATTGGTGATCAAAAACCACAAATTGTTCAAGTTAATGTAAGTTTGGGTAATCAACCTACAGACAATTCTCTTCCTGTAAAAAATACAAAAATTTAATTTACAATCAAAAACTTTTATGTAAATTCATCAAACAACAGAAGAAATTAATTTCGTGGTCGATTACAAAATTGTCTCTATACATATGTTCGCCAATATCTAATAACAAAGATTTTTTCTTATCCTCAGAAATTTTAGAATAAAATATCAAATCAAATAACTCTTTCATCAAATTTTGATAATCTGAAGCAAAGTTTTTTTCTTCTTCAATGACAAATTTTCTAATTTCTAAAACACCTTTCTTTTCCAATAACTTTTTAAACAATTCTTGAGATATATCTTTTATTTGATTTTTAGTTGATATATTAAGATGACCCTGAATAGAAAATTTTTGCAAATCATTAATGATTCTTCTCATGTCAGGAAAATTCAAATTAATATGATTAACTAATTTTTCTTTTTGAGTATCTTCAACTTTTACATTTTCACTTTTTAAAATGAAAGAACACCTTTTTAAGATATCTTCAATTTTCGGTTGTATGTTAAAAATCAAACAACGTGAACGAATTGGTTCAGTAATTCTATTGATATAATTTGCTGTTAAAATAAAACGAGTTGTGCTGGCATACTCTTCCATCACATTTCTTAAAATTCTTTGAGCTTCTGGTGTTGTTCCGCAAAATTCATCAAGTATGATAACTTTCTTTTTACCATCTAAACTTCTCGTTTGTGAGAAAGATATAACTTTATTTCTAATTGTATCGACACCGTTTTCATCAGAAGCATTTATATAAAGATATTGACATTTTAAAATGTTTTTGACAATAATCTTAGCTAAAGTTGTCTTGCCTGTTCCTGCATTACCATAAAACAATAAATGTGGAGTGTCTTCATTTATAGAAGAAAAAAACTCCCTGTTCTCTTCTGATAGAACAATTTCATCTAAAGATTGGGGCGCATATTTTTGAACCCAAAGATCTTGGTATTTATTCATTATTATGAATTCTATCACAAAAACCACAAACATCAAGACAATACTAAAAAGTTGATTTTGTATTTTATCTTGTTAGTATGAAAGTAAGTATATATTCACAATGTCAAACCAAAACAGCGAAATTGATTCTATTATTGAAGAATTAAAAGCCGATGCAGTTCCTTCAGAACCAAAGGTTTATAAAAATGATAATGCAGAGACTGTTACCGATGAAAATGTTGGTGATTACGTTTATAAAAAATCTGCGGAATTAGTAGAATCAACATTAGGTGCAGTTCAATCTTTAAAAGATAATGTTTTAACAGGTAGTGATCCAAAAGAAATTGCAGCATTATCTCAATTGATAAACTCCGCAACAAAAGCATTGGATCAACTTAACAAAATTAATCTTCAAAACAAACAAGAAAAAAGTAATAAAGAAATTAAAAAAATGGAAATTGAAGCAAATAGTAAACTTCCAAAACTTCCACAACAAACAAATGTTTTAATTGCTACAAGAGATGAGATAATGTCTCAGCTATTTGATAAAGGTGCAAAAAAATCAATCAAAGATGATATCATAGAAGGTAATTACGAAAGATTGGAATAATTTTAAATAAGTATTGATGATGAAATTATTTGATCAAAAAATAAACGAAATTTTAAACGAAACACCTTGGATTAAGTTCAACACAAACACGGAATTAGCAGGTTTTGACTTTGAAGCAGAGGATTATGATGATTCAACTTATGATCAATTCATAATGAATGCAAAAGAATATTATAATAGTTCAGATGATAATAAAAAACAAGAATTTATCAAAGAGCTTAAACACCAAGTAGGAAATAAATTATTTTTAAACCCGTTAAAACACAAATTTCCAAATAATTTTGGTTCTTTAAACGACCAAGCCATTGTTGATAAACTTATAAAACAAATTATTCAATAATTTTTTTTTATTTTTTAAATAAAAAACCCAACCACCTTTCGATGGTTGGGTTTTTTTGTGAGCGATCTTATTCGATTACAGATAGAGACGGCCATTGTCTTGAGCGACATTGGCTGTTCCAAGACCTGATACGATGATAAGGTGGTAATAAAGATTAGCACCAAAGATATGATCAACAACACCATAACGTGTCATAAGACCTACGCGAGGAGCGAAGTCATTAGGACCGACAGTGCGTTGGATCATAACTGGGATGTAAGGGCAGTATACGATACCTGTGTCATAGTATTCAGTTCCTTTGTAACCTAACAGAGCATATTCCAGTGCGGTTTGTCTTTGACCTGCGAGATACTGAGCATCTGTGCGAGTGTCACGGTAGACAGTGAATCTTCCACCAAGCGTACCAACTTTGGCAATGCCTGTTGGTTGCGTATTGATGTTGCCATTCACTGGCATCCATTGAAACTCTGGCAACATTTCAAGAATTGCACACACGCGAGGTGTGGCAATGATGAAGTTTGCACTTCCTCTACGGTTGCGGATTGCGATGCGGTTAGCCTCAACAATCACTTTACTGTAGAAGTCGCGGTTACGCTCTCCGAGCCAACGTGCATCGGCTGAAGCTGCGTACCAG